GGCGCGATGTTGCTACAGACGGCACTAAGCTCGATGGTGTTGAAGCCAGTGCAGATGTTACTGACACAGCTAACGTCACTAGCGCAGGGGCTTTGATGGATAGCGAGTTGACATCTATAGCTTCAGTCAAGGCTTTAAATCAGGGTCTTGCTACAGGTAACAGCCCTACTTTTGTAAATGTTACTGCTACTTCATTACTCATACCAAATGCATCGTCAGGAGATGCTTTAAAAATTACAGCGGCAGACCAAGCTAATGCACGAATAACCATTGACAATTTAAATGGACAAGCGTTTCAGTTAGTTGCAGGAACTCCCGGAGCAAGTAATTCAGGTTTTGCTATTTTTGATAGCGATGCAGGAGCTACAAGATTCCAAATAGCCTCAAACGGTGGTATTACAACAACCTCTATCGCAGGTGGTCACACAGTCTTTAACGAAAACGGAATTGACGCTGACTTCCGCGTTGAGTCTGATGGCAACACTAATATGCTGTTTGTTGATGGTGGTAACAATCGGGTTGGTGTTGGAACAACTCCGGTCTACACCTTTGACATACTAGCGGCTAGTGCTGTTAGCATGATTCGTACAAATAACACTACATCACCAACATTAGGTTTGTTTGTAAACTCAGGCGCTAATGGTGTAGGCACAATCAGTGTAGACAATGGCGGTCACATGACCTTTGACACTGGTTCAAATGGTGCAGGTCAAACAGAACGCTTCCGCATTGCCGCAGACGGTGCGGCTACATTCACAGGAACAGTAACAGCCAACGCAGGTGTAGTAGTAGATAACATTACAATAGATGGTAATGAGATTGACGTAAGTTCTGGCAACCTAACACTCGACGTTGCAGGAAATATTTTCCTTAACGCTGATGGTAGCTTGATAATCTTTGCTGATGGCTCGGTTGAGTTTGGCAGAGTTGGCAACTCTTCTAGTGATTTTGCAATCCAAGCATTAGTGCAAGATAAAGATATAGTATTTAAAGGTAACGATAACGGCACAATAATCACAGCCCTCACCCTTGATATGTCCAATGCAGGTCGTGCCAACTTCAATAATGGAATAGGGGGTACTTATATTGAAGATAACGTAACTCCGCTTATTGTAAGAGCAACAAACACCAACACTGCCGCTCTTTGGGGGATGTACGCTCAATATAGAAATGTATCTGTCAATGGAGCAGGGGCAGGTATGAGTTTGGGGATGGAGACAGCAAACGGAACAGAAGCCGAATATGTCTACATTGGAAGTATTATTGAAGATAATACAAACTCAGACCAACATGGCACTTTTGTTGTTGCACCTGTATATGCAGGTACTAGGGCAGAAAGGCTTAGAATTACGTCAGCAGGTTCTATCACAACAACTCCTGTAGCAGGGACTGCTTTTGTAATAAACGAAGGTGGGGTGGACGCTGACTTCCGCATTGAGTCAAACGCTAACACTCATATGCTGTTTGTTGATGGTGGTGCTAATGTAGTTGCGGTAGGAGGAAATGTTACAGCCGACCCGTGGACAGGTTATTATCCTTTAGCCATAGGCTCCAACTTAATGATTGGCAGCACAGGTGCGTCTTCTACATTTACAAACTTTGTTCACGGTGGTTACTGGAATGGTAGTGCGTGGCTTCAAAGGTATACAGATGTAACTCAATCTCGTCACGAAATGATAGGAGCGCAAGCTGGCTCTACACATAATTTTTATACATCGGCTGATGTTAATGTAGACACTGCCGTAACGGAAGTTAAAAACCTTTCTCTTTATAAAACAGAATCAGTCTTTAACGAAGGTGGAGTAGACCTAGACTTCCGCGTTGAATCTGACGGCAGCACTCATGCTTTGTTTGTTGATGGTTCCTCAGGGAACGTGATTGTATCTGGAACTGCCGCAGGACAAGCAACATCGGTTGCACTGCATAACACTGGGTATGTTCACGCAGTATCTTCTCACCAAATGGCAGGTATTTTTGACAGAAGAGATTCTGATGGTGACATTCTTATTTTTAGAAAGAATGGTTCAGGAACAGCCGTAGGTAGTATTGGTACTTATGGCGGTGATTTGTGGGTTGGTCAAGGTAATACAGGACTGATATTTAATGATGGTGGTGATGTAATCCATGTAGCTAATGCTTCAGGTGGCGACCGTAACGGTGTTTGTGATTTAGGAACCACTGCGTCTCGCTTCAAAGACATCCATCTAGCAGGAAATGTAAATGCTAGCGGCATCAGAGTTATGGAAGGCACTTCATTAGCTGGGGGAATGTTTAAGGAAAAAGCTGTTACTGGCACAGGAAGTTCTCTTGATCTTTCATTTTTTGCAGAGAGCGTAAATGGAGGTGGAGATATTCACTTTATGACAGGCGGTGCTGCGGCTAAGAAGCTCACTATAGCCGCAAGTGGTCTAGCTAAACTTAGTGTAGGACTTACCGTAGCTAGAGATACAAATTTAGGTAGTGCTATAGTCACCATTCAATCTAACAATGGTGGAGGTTTAGCCATTGGATACGGCACAGGCACAAATGAGTTTAGAAGGATATATCAACATTCCACTGGTCTTTATTTTCAAAGCAGTACAAACCAAGCATATTTAAGCGCATCTGGTGCTTGGACAAACGCCTCTGACGTAACTTTAAAGAAAGACATTGAAGATATTGATTACGGCATAGAAACAGTTAAAAGCCTTAAACCGCGAAAATATAAAATGAAATCTGATGATGAAGCTCAGATTGGTTTTATTGCTCAAGAATTAGTTGAACAAGTCCCTGAAATCGTAGGCGGTAAAGATGGGTTGTTAGGTGTTTCATACGGGCAACTAACAGCAGTTTTAACAAAAGCTATACAAGAACAACAAACCTTAATTGAATCACTAACAGCTCGCATAGCGGCATTAGAGGAATAAAATAATGGCTATAACTACAACTTGGTCAGTGACCGACATGACACACGTAGACGCAGATGGTGGCGTAATCAAGGCATATTGGTCTTGTGTAGCAACGTCTGACATAACCCCTGCTTATACAGCGGGAGAGGGCGGCAAGCTAATCTGTACTTATGATGCTTCAGCGGCAGGGTATATTGCTTATGCATCCTTAACTGAAGCTGATGTGCTTGGTTGGATATATGACAGCTTAAAGGTAGATAGCGAAACAGCAGCTCAAGCTAAAAAGCGTACTGAAGATAACCGCAAAGCGAGAGTGCAAGGTCAAATTGATCGTGCAGCAACACAAGCCGAAGGAGTGCCGTGGTAATGGGATATTTATTAGAAATGTACGTACTAGCGACAAGCCTAGTCAGTGTGGCTAGTATTATCTGTAACTATACTGACACTCCAAAAGATGATGCGTGGGTAGCTAAAGCATATTCTGTGCTAGAGCAATTTGCGTTCTTAAAGAACAAAGCCAAGCAATAATCCATTAAATTTAGGTTGCCGCTAGATCGAGGTTACCACTAGATCGAGGTATAATTATGTCTGTAGAAATTGAAATTGTAAGTAAGAATAACGATGTAAAAGGTGGCGTTATAGCTGCATCGTTTAAAGCGTTGAAATCAAGTGTTAATGGTACGTATAAAACTTATGGCGATTGTACGTTTGTTGTTAAGCATGATAGTAAATCATTCGTGCCAATTCAAGATGTAACTGACAGCCTTGTTGTTACCTGGATTGAAAAGTCACTTGGCGAAACTCGACTAAAAGCAATTGAGAAGATTTTATCAACACGAATTAAAAGTGAAGTTAAACCAACCGCAAAAAGCGAGAGTAAAAAATGATTACAATTGATGAAGTTACTTATACCGAAGATGACCTATCTGAAATTGCACAAATACACGTAAAGCGCGTTAATGCATTACGCAATGAAGCCAGTGAATTACAGATGTTGTTAGACGAAAAGAAAGTGCTGATCTCTGCCTATGCAAACGCTATTTCCGAAAGTGTTAAAGAAGTAGAAGAAGTCCAAGCCGAAGCGGTTTAGCCGTAATGAATGTCTTTGTTAAATCCTTATTAATTAGCTTGATCTCTTGTAGCTTAATCGCGCAAGAGTCAGAGCCAATGGGTGATACAGATTCAGATAATGTCCAAGACGGTTCTCTAAACACCAATACTGTTGGCTCAGTAGTCAGTTCAAACAATAACAGCAAAGATGATAGCGTCACCAACACATACAACGGTGCTGGCAGTAGTTCTGATACACCAGTAATGACAGCAGTAGCACCTACCTACATGAGCAGCGGCATTGAAACATGTTTGATGGGCAGCGGAAGCTCAATACAGACCGGGCTAATTGGACTCTCAAGAGGTGGATATAAAGTAGACGAAGGTTGCCAAAGACGTCGTGATAGTAAAGTGCTTTCAGATTTGGGCATGAAAGTGGCAGCAATAGCTAGGATGTGCGAAGACGTAAAGGTTTGGAGGGCGCTATTTGTATCGGCAACCCCCTGCCCTTTATTGTCGAAAGGTAGATTAGTAGTTGGTAAGCGAGCATTTCTTTTAATGAAGATGCAACCAACTCTTTTTATTCCAGATTACGGGGATGTGAATATGCGCGTGAGTGCGACGTGGTCAAAGCGTCCACCAGTAGCGCGGTTTACAGAAACCCAAAAATTTTATAACGCAATCTTAGGTATAGGGGTGGTAGATGATGAAAATAATGAAGAGACTAGCGCTAGCGAGTCTGTTAGTCAGCAGTTTAGGCGCTCAAGCAACTGAGTTAGACGACTTACTAACGGCGTCTGCCGCAATTGTTGACCAGATAAACACAGGTATTTTAATGTCAGGCGCAGCACAGGGCTATGCTTACACCGGCGCTGGCATATCGAACGGAACACTGGCAGGAACATCCCACATTTCTGCGGCCCAAGTAACTGCTTATAATGAGGCGCTTACTGGGATGACTACGTATTTACCTTACGGCAGCGCTCAACAGTATTTAGAAGACCAAGCTGCTACTGAACTTGACGCCATGAATGACGCCATAGGCGAGTTCACCGCTGTCGTGGTGGACATGTTGGCAGTCAAGGAGATTAGTGAAATGGCTACGGCAGCTGCAACTCCCGACGAGGAAGCCGCTTTACAAGACTATGTCGCGGCAAACACAGACACGCTTACCATCGATCAAACGGACGCGGATGCATATAACCAGAGCGTGGACGACATTGAGACACATGCTAACGCGGCAGGAGCTTTTTTGGGCGTAGCTGCAAACGAAGACGCCGTCGCTTTTTTAGATCAGGGCGCAATGGATAACAACACTACGGTTGAATCTAACACTTTAAGCTACAGCGCATCTAACCAAGCAGTAAGTATCGCGTGGACTTCAGGTAACCCTGCTACTAGCGTGTACGTAAACGGCTCAGATGTGTTTAATATTAATCTTTATGTATCTAACGCTGACATTCTAACTGCTGGAGAGACAAGCGCCCTGTATTTAACTGGGCCAACACATTTAGGTTGGTCGTGCTTTATGACGCAAACTAATTGCGAAGAGGGTGGCACATGAGTTTAGCAGAAACAGAGCTAACAATTGGCGGCACAAGCTTTAAAGGCGTTTACATTGCCATACTTTTAAGCCTTGCAACTACTCTTGGTGGTGGAGTTTGGACTGCCAGCAGCCTTTACGGACGCTTAGAGTCTGTCGAGTCTCGCCAGATACCCGATATTGCTCCAATTCAGGAACAGCTTGTAGCGGATAAGCAGGAGCTTTTAAGCGCGATTAAATTAATCCAAGCAGAGTTAGAAGCTAATGACGTATCGCAGCTGCAAGGCAAGCTAAGTGCCTTAGGCGTCAACCTAGCAACCATAGCGGAGCAGCAGACCAAGTTGTTGCTGATTGATGACAATGTTGAAGACCTTGAAAAAGCAATCGAGGCCATGAAAGGCACAGTAACTAAAGCTGAGCTTATTACTCAAAGCGTATCGAATACTGATGCAAAGCTAAAGGCAATTCAGAATGAGATCAATCAGCTTTGGGATGGTATGGACTATTTAAGTAACCCATTAAAATAGGATAGTACGATGTTACAGAATCTTATAGCACCAGTCACTGGTCTGCTTGATAAGTTTATTGAGGATAAGGATCAGAAGAACGCTCTTGCCCATGAGATAAGCACAATGGCTGACCGCCATGCTCAGGAATTAGCCAAAGGTCAGTTAGCTGTCAATGCTACAGAGGCGGCTCATAAGTCTCTCTTTGTCGCTGGCTGGCGACCGTTTGTCGGTTGGATTTGTGGGATTGGATTACTGTATAACGTATTTATATCACAGGTCTTGGGGATTTGGTTTCAAGTGCCTAAAGTTGATCCATCGCTGTTGACTCCAATACTAATGGGAATGCTTGGCATGGGTGCTATGCGTTCATACGAAAAGACTAAAGGCGTTCAAAGAGAAAAATAGAGGTTAGAGATATGGCTTATAAAAAGTTAGGAAAAGCTAAGAAAAAAAAGAAAATAAAAAAGTAAATATCGCTACTAAATCGAGGTGGTTATGTGATTTTAGTGGGTGAATCGTAAAATGGTGGGTGAATTGCATTTAGCGAAATCGCTACAGCCCAGTGAGAATGGTGCACCCGGAGGGATTCGAACCCCCGACCAAGTGGTTCGAAGCCACTTGCATATATCGAATTAATACTATATAAGTCAATGACTTGCTAAAATAATCACCCACTATCATACGTTAATACATAGCGTTTTTAGGACGCAGTATAGGCGTTTCGTTTTAAATGGTGGGTGAATTTAAACGCTGAAATGGAATGACGATCTCAGGCTTTCTACGGTAAACGCGGTTAGTTGTTGCGGTACTGTGATGCTGTAATAGTTTAGCAGCGTGTTCGGCTGACTCAACGTCTGATGCAGTCTTTGCTCGAAGGTCACGCTCTTGAAATCGCTCTGTTAAATCAGTTTCTTTTATAGCTTTCGACATTGCTCTTTGCCACTGGGCATCAAAATTACTTGTCTCTCCATTGCTATTAACTAACGGCTGACCAGTTGAGCTTGCAAACAGATAAAAGCATTGCACTTTCAGCCACCTAGTTCTCCAGATCATAATCTTATCAATAATCTCTTTTAACCCAGTTGATTGACCCTCATATTCAAAAGGCAGAAACGATGCCTTCCCTCCCTTTTTACCTTTCGTCTTTTCTCTTTTTGGGAAACTTAACCCTTTCTCTGTAATGTCGCTTAATTTAATTTTAAGCAGCATTGACTTGTCTTTACCCGTTGCCATCTTTAAAGGAATATAAACCTTTAAAAGCGCATTACAAGCCTCTAGCAAACAAGCTAATTCATCATCAGTAACATATCTATCACGATCATCAATAGGAATCTTGCCAACAATAGATTTAGACGGATGCTGTATTTCGCACCCCCATTCTATTGCTTTAGAAAACATATGCGACAAAACCTCGAGATCAAGGTTTGCACGTTTAGGGCTTAGGTTGTGATGGACATAATCTCTGTATTGAAATACCTGATGTGTTTTAAAGTCTATTACTGGCTGATCTGAATCAAAGACTGACCTTAAACGCGTCATTGATTGCAGATTACTTTTTTGAGTTTGTTTAGCTTTGGTTGGTATGACTTGGGTTTGATAACGTGTAAACAATGCGCCTAGCGTGTAAGGCTTTTCAGAGGTAGTTATTTTTGATGCCCAAAATTCAAAGGCTTTTTTCTCTGCAATTTGTAGCGTTTTGCCAGAGCCTAATTTAATTTCTGTTTTGTTATCCCACAAGTGCTTCGCGGATGGTGGTGGTTTAAAGTAGATATAAAATAAACCAGACTTAAAACGCCTTCTCATCCTCCAACCAGAAGGGTATTTTTTATTTTCTTTTAAAAACCTAGCCAAGTGATGCAAAATCCATAGTGTATGATTTTTGTTGTGGCTCTTGGAATTGCTCAACAGGTACAACAAAAGAGCCGTCTGGTCTAATCCTATAACTATAGCCCATGAAATCCAAGACCTTTAACTGTTTAGATCGGCTCTTTGCCGCTGTCAATTCTTCAACATCGTTAGCTGACAGCCAGAATTTAACTAGCATAACGCCACTCTGCAATAGTTACCTTGTCACCATAGCGGTTCAAAACTTGTCTGCGCTTGGTTTCAATTGGATGCCCCATTGCTCTCAATTCACTGACCCTTGCTGGGGCTTCTAGTATTCCCAAGTCGTCCCATGAGTTTAATCTGGTCAATGTTCGACCCGATTTCAGGTGTTCTAATATTCTTTCTGATTGTGTCATTACTCACCTCTTAAAATTTGATAACAGTCGATCACTGTTGCCAATAAAAATAATGTTAAATATATGGTTATCAATGCGTTTGCCATATCTTCACCTCATTAGGTGGCGCGTTGGGTACGGTGCGCCAAGCCGTCAAGGGGACGGTGTCAGAAAGGAATATCGTCTTCCATCTCTTCAATAGACATCTCAACAAAACCGGCTTGAACTTGGTGCTGTTGAGCTGGTTGCTGCTGTTGCTGTGTGGGAAGCTGTACATCATTGACAATACAACAGACAAGCTTATTTTTAATGCCGTCCTTTTCCCATTCATCAACCGCCAGTTCACCGCTTACTGTTAGCAGCATTCCCTTTTTGACATAGGGCGCTAACTTGTCGGCTCTCTCGTTAAACATTTTGCAAGTGACCCACGATGTTTTTTTGTTATCGCCCCATCCTGAATTGACTGCCACATTAAACGTCCCGATTGCTTTACCTTTTGGGGTAACTCTAACTTCCATATCACTTCCGACATTGCCGGCAAAAACCATTACATTAACGCTCATGCTACTTGCTCCTTTAAAATGTCCGATTCAAATAAATCCCAATCAAAATGCAAAACCTGAAACCCGTTTAGACTTGAAAGGTTTTCGATATTGGTCAATTCAGCTTGGTGCGTTTGTTTCATTGCCACCATTGCTCCGCGTCTTTCCGCTATCTGAATTTTAAGCGCAACAATTTCAGCATCCATTTTTTCTCGATGAACGTTCATCTCTTCTACCGTCCAACCTTCATACTCGTTTATTTCTTTCATGGTGTTTCCCCTTGGTTAAATTAAACTGCTATATCTAAAATTCGATCATCCGCTAATATTCGCTGATCGTGATCGCTCCTTTCCTTTAAAAATATTTGTAAAACTTCAATTAAGTCTGGTAGCTGTTCAGCCCCAAACGTACAGTGACCACTACTAAACTCAGCTTGATAACCAGAATCAATACAAAGGTTATCTGTATCTGATTCAACAGCAATTTCGATAATTTGATCTCTGCCAAAGATCACTCTTTTGTATATTCCTATACTCATAATGTTCCCCTTAACTAAATTGTTTGAGCGACAGCTATTCCTGCTTCTCGAAAGTCACTGGTTTTGATCGTGGCTAGTTCTTGCGTGGTAAACATGCCGCCCTTAGATGGGGCTTTCCAGATAGACCGTTGCTCTTCCTCATTAAGCTGACCCCATTCCTCTGCCGCTGTTTCAAGGTCGCTGTTAGCTAAAGCTTCTTTGATAGCGCTAATGCTTGCAATATGTTCGCGGATTGCCGCGTTGTAATTCAGAAGTTCCTCAGAGGCGTTCATGGCGGTTTGCTGAATGATGGCATCAGTTACCTCGTTAGCTGATGCGTACTCAACGCCGGCAAATCCTACGGCAGCCAACGCTCTTCCAATGCAGCTTGTTTCACAATTCTCAAGCGCAGAAGTTTTATTGATGTTGGTACTGCCGCGTTTTTCTTCTGCGTAACCAGTGCCTCGCGAACGATCTTGTTCATCTCTTATCGTAGCTTTCATAACAATGTATTCATCACTACGCGCAATTCCGTCAGAGCTATGTGCAGTAATTAGTTGAGTTTCAATAGCCCAACCCTCGTGTTTTGGTGATGCAAGGAATTCATTGACGCGCAATGCGACAGTCTTATATTCCTTGTTATGAATCTTCACTATGCCGTTCATCGTGAAGACCCCTCTGTAAGCATCTGCTCTAACACATGACGAGCAGAATAACCTCGGTAATAATCATCACAGCAATTACGTTTAGCTGGGTTGCCTGTAATAGAATCAGTCTCACCCTTTAAAAAAGCGCCCGGATTAGTGACATCCTTTTGCTCTTCTTTCATGTACAAATCAAACATCTTTAAAATATCCATAACTTTCCCCTTAAACAAATTATGATCGGTGATCGATTACACGAAGCGCATAAGCTTCTAGCTGATCAAAAACGATCTCGCCCAGTGTGTTGTAATCTTTAGAAGCAAAAGCAATAAGAATTGCATCTTCAACGCGCTGATGCTGTATTGCGTTTTGCCGTTGTTCGTAAAAGCCTCGCCCACCCGGATATGGTTCTGCGACACCATCTAAACTCATGCCTTCCCACAGAATATCTGGATCGCTAATTGTCTCCGTGATTTCAGAGTGAGTAATTTTTTCAATTACTTGCGGATAGTCTGGCGGATTAAGTCGATCATCCGCATCATCGTTCCAATTTAAAGTCATCACTAATTCCCCTTTATCATTATCGATAAACTTCATCGGTTGTTACCTCAAAGAACTCAGCAAGCTTTAACGCTGTCACCCTTGATGGTGTTTTTGTTACGCCACTTATAAGCTTGCTAATCGTTTGCTGAGTTACCCCGGTCTTGCGAGACAGCTCAACTTGGTTTAATCCCTTCGTGTTCATTACTTCCTGTAAAAACTCATTACCTGTTGCCATTAATCTTTCCAATGTTTTGTGATTACGCGTTTACGATAGCATGGAAGAATATAAATAACAACGCTCTTACGCGTATTTAAGGTTATTGTCAGGCGCTATAAGGGGGGGCTGCGGTTTGAATGCCTTGCGTGGGCGCGTAGCATCACGTAGGATGCATCATTAAATACTTGTTAGAGATTTTTATGTCAGTTGGGGATCGAGTAAAGCAAGCCAGAAAAGATGCTGGGATGACTCAAGAAATGCTGGCAAAGATTTCAGGAGTTGCTCAAGCAAGAATAAGTGCGCTCGAACTAAATAAAAATAAAACCTCAAGATACCTTATCCAACTAAGCACTGCGTTGGGTGTTGACCCTAGTTGGCTGTCAACTGGTGCAGCCACCGCAGAAATTAAAGTAGATTACACCCCCTTAGAAAAAGAGTTTTTGAGGCTAATCAAGGAATTGTCTGAAGAGGATCGCGCGAGGGAAATTGCTTATATTCAGAAGATCGTGAATGATCGATCACTTCTTTAAGATTATTGTTAAACGCTATTTGTTCTGTCGTTTTTAATTGCTGGAACAATTTTAGAAGAGTTAAATCATCCATCGTGCAGTCCCCTGATTATCTTTAGCAATTGCCCACCAAATCATCTGCATCGTTAAGAACCTGCCAGTGTGACTCACTAGCCTATAATAATATGATTTCATCTGTTCAATCATCCCCATTCCCCTGTTTATTTTTATAGCTTTATGAATTTATACTTTTATATATTCTTAAGTTGTTAAGAACTATTCTTATCGGCAAATTAAATTACATTAAACTATCCACAACTGCAAACTATTTCTGCGTAAAAATACGTGTTTAAAAAATCCTATTCTATTACCAATTACATTAGTCTTTATGCTAATGCCCAATTTGCCTACGAATAACCAAATGTATGCGTTACAACCAATTTAATACGTTGGTGTCATAAGTATTTAATCATTAAGGTATTTAATGATTTTGTGGAAAGATTTACTTTTGGACATGCCGTTTAATTTTATATGCATATTATTTATGATTTTCTTAATATCTAAATACGCTATTGAAAATAATCTTTTACGCGTATATTATGAAAATACATTAATTCATAAAAGGCATGTCTTTGAGCAAAATTCTAGTCTCTCCCTTAGAAGCACTGACCGATCCTGATCTGACCGATCAAGAGCGTCGAGTGCTGCTGGCTTTGTTTTCTTATCGCGGAAGATTGACCGAAAATGTATGGCCGACTAGGGAACAGATTGGTGAGCGAGCTAACATAAAAGACCTTGCCGCCATCGGTAAACGGACAACCTCTCTCGCAAAAAAAGGCTGGTTAGTTAAGTTTAAAAAAGGCCGTTCTGGTCATATGACTTATACCATGAAGTTTCCACAACGTCTTGAGACTCCAGCAGACGCTATAAGAGAAACATTGGAGGTGGAATCCACCTCTTATACACTAGAGCGTAACTTTCCATTAGAGGTCAAATCCACCTCCCCAGTAGAGGTTGTATCTACCTCCCACAAGAGGTCAAATCCACCCACTGCATTAAACAATATAAAACAAACCATTAAACAAACCATAGTGTACAAAAGGGTAAGTTTCTTTGCTGATGATCCGTTGGTTGATGTCTACAAAGAATTTATTGAGTACCGCATTGGAATAAAACATCCGCTAACGCAGCAAATGTTTGATCGTTTTTTAGGCTCTGTACAGGTGTGCTGTGACGAGCTATCTAAGACTCCTCACTGGGTGATAACTGAGACGATTGACGCAGGGTGGCGATCATGTAAGCCCGAATGGTTGCGAAACAGGATAGCGGTAAAGCCTAAGTCTGATTCTATTCGAAGCAAATCAATTCTTGAATCCCTCACCGACACAAGTTGGGCTAACTAATGGCTAATCCAAATGTCAGAAAGACCTATAAGTTTTTAGGCACAGACGGAAAGTTTAAATATGGCTGTTGGTATGACATATACCAGATTGCACATGACTCAAACAATTCTGTCTATGCGTTACGCAACCGTCTAAACCGCTTAAATTATTTTGATGATTGTTTTTTAGAACCTTTAGTCAAACCAAAAACGCTTCGCTATGAGCCTAAAACATTAAGTCAAAAACTGAGCGCCGAATGGTTAAAGAGGCCGTTAGTATGAGCGAAGAATCGACAGTCAATATACTTTTATCTTTGCCACTAGGTTATGAAGACTAACGATGAAAGCAACTGTTAGGAAAATAAATCAATCGCTTTTTGCAGTCGGGCTTGCATCTGAAAAGGTGTTTAAAGAATTACCAGCAGGGCTTCTACAGGTCGAGGTTGATGTAAAAAAGACTCGTACTGTAAGCCAGCAAGCAGCGATTGAATGTTATTGCAAACGAATGGCAGAATCATTAAATGATGCAGGTCATTACCGCAATCACAACTTTGCATTCTTATCGTCAAAAGCAATCCGGTTAAAGAACTCGCAAGAGACATTCAAGCGTGATGTTTGGTGCTATGTTCAGGTTCAATTTTTCCCTGAAACAAGAGTCAAAGGTCAGGTTAGGACTAGCAAGCTACAGTCGCATCAAGTATCAGTTGTGTTTGACAATATCAACGAGCTTTTTATTGATCATCTTGGCATTTTTCAGCCGTTTAACAAGCCCAATACTGATGTTAGGTAAAAACAAAATATTAAAGAGTGCGCAGGATGATTAATGTTTATCTGTATTTGTACTGGGTGAAACTGAAGGTCTTTTACCAGCGCAATAGAAACGCGGTTAAGAACAAAATTAATACGCAGCTTAAACGCGCTTGTGGCTGTTCTTACACCATCAAGCCGGGTCAAGCCAAAACCATATGCCAAACGTGCAAAGGCTGGCAAAAGCATTCTGGCTGGCAGTAGTGTCGATAAAACGCGACCAAGCAGACAAATGGTTTAGCAGTGTGGTGCGTCTTGCCAAGCACTCTATGTGTGAAAACTGCGGCAAAGAGGGCAGAACGGAGTGCGCTCACATATTCGGCAGACGAGCTAAGAGCGTGAGGTGGTCTTTAGATAACGCAGTTTGCCTCTGTCATTACTGCCATAAAGACTTTACAGCTAACCCGGTGGAGTTTACTTACTGGATTACAGGCCGATTGGGTCAGGGTCACATAGATATTTTAAGAGAAAAATGGCAAACGGTAATGATAACCACAAAGCTGCTGAGAAAAGAGATCGCTCGGCACTACCGCGAGGAGCATAAGAAAATGATTATTGATGGGTCTTACGTCCCAATCAGCTACAACTAGGAGATTATAAAATGACTGACGAATTTTTAGTTGAATATGTGATTAACACTGAGACTATTTCAATGGAGTTTCAAGAAGATTACACAGTGAAAGACATTCGATCTATGCAGCGTTACTTAAAAGCGATGCTAGATACCCGAAACGGTCTTGGTGACTTGCCAAAATCAATATCTGATATGCATTAACTAGCCCTTGGAGTAATTTATGTGTGAAGTTATAGCAATGTTAAGTGCTGGAAGCCCACCCTTAGACTCGATTAGAGGCTCATCTAATACAGGCATCACGTCTGGCGATGTGGCTTGTTGTCTTAACAGAGTAGACAGAATGACCTATTTATACTCCCTTAGTAAGTTTGCGCTCGATGATTCGGGTCGTTTAGAGCTTAATGCTTTGGCTATTAGAGAAGCGTCTGTAATGGGGTTTAAGCTATCGGAGAATGAAAGCAACCGAACCATAACAGCGTTAGCATTAACCGCCTTAGAAGCCTCAATTAGCCCTAACAAGTGCAACAAATGCAAAGGCGTTGGGCAAATCACTATTAGCTCAAGAATTGAGGCGTGTGAATGGTGTCAAGGGATAGGCAGTATAAACATCACAGAACGAAGCCTAGCGTCTATTTTAAAAGTCAGTAGGCGGCAAGCTCGCAACGTGTGGAAAGTAAGGCTCGCTAATCTTTTAAGCCAATATGCTGATCGTGATGAACAGATCAATAGGGCGATTTTCATCGGTCTAAGATAGCCAAGAGTAATGCTGTACCGTATCAACAATTCACCTGACACACTTTTACTGTATAAATATCCACTGTATAAGTAGACAGTGAACCAAGAATGTGATTAAATACCTAGAGTGACCATATTCCCATCAGTTTGGCTCACGACCAACAGACCGTCTTTATTGGCGGTTTTTTCGTTTCCGGGCGGCTCAATTTTATGAGCGACCTGTGACACCCAGCTTAATCAGCCAACTCCTTTAAGGGCTGTAGGGTGTCCAAAGTATATCTAAGAGGCAACCATGAGAATATCAACCGTTGGCGTTGACCTTATAAAAGAATTTGAAGGCTGTAAGTTAGAAGCGTATCAATGCTCTGCTGATGTCTGGACTATTGGGTATGGACACACTCGCCACGTAAGCAAGGGTGACACCATAACTCAAGATCAAGCTGATAAATACTTGCTCGATGATATTGCATGGGTCGAGGTTCATTGTGATCGTTTAATTACTGTCCCACTAAAGCAGCATCAGCATGACGCAATAGTGTCGTGGTGCTACAACTTAGGCTGCGGCAATCTAAGAGCAAGCACTTTATTAAAAAAAATAAACGCCTCTGAGATCGATAAGGTATCTGAACAGATCGTTAGATGGGACAAGGTAAATGGTCAGTCCCTAGCTGGTTTAACGCGCAGACGATTGGCAGAAGCTGCTTTGTTTGATTCAGGTAAGGCAGAGAAGCCTAAGCCTAAGAAAAAAGCTAAATGATTATGAATGCTGGTCGATTCGTATTTGATGCTGCGGCTTATTTAACTGGCTTTTCGGTCGGTCTCATTGTGGTTGCATCAGTCTTATTGTTTAGCTCTGTCTATCTAGTTGTCGATCTCATACATATAAAACTCATACAGAAGAATTAAGCATTGAAGAAAGGCAATCAAGGTGATGGAGGTGGGAAACCTCTTATTGTGTTTACAAGCAAGCAAGTCATTGAATTAGAGGCTTTAGCTGCTGTTCTTACCAAGGCTCAGATAGCTGATTTTTTCGACATAACAGAGAAAACTTTAAGAGCAATTGAGGAAAGACAGCCCGAAGTATTTACCGCCTATAAAAAAGGGAGGGTAAAGCAGATCAGTTCGATGGGTACTAACCTAGTTAAATTAGCTACAGACGGCAACGTGGCGGCTAATATCTTCTACCTAAAGACGCAAGGAGGCTGGAAAGAAGACCAGCCAGAAGCGCAAGAGATACCACCTATTAATATTGTCTTGGATAGTCGTGCAATTAACCCTTCCTCAGAGTGAAATATGGCTTAGTACAAAACGCTTCCGATCAGTCGTGGCCGGACGCAGATTCGGTAAGAGTTATTTAGCGGCTGCTGAGTTATTAAGAGCCGCAGTGTCAGGCAAGAATAAAAACTGTTTCTATTGCGCCCCAACATACGGAATGAGCAAGGAAATAGAATGGCAAATCTTGCTTGATATGATTCCAAATTCTTATATTGATAAGACTAACGAAACCAGTTTGACCATTAGACTAATTAACGGATCAAGCATTGCGCTAAAGGGTGCTGAGAAGCCCAACAATCTAAGAGGGAGGGCGTTAGACTTTGTTGTCCTCGATGAGTTCGCAGATATGCGTCCGGAGGCATGGTTTGAGGTTCTAAGGCCATCGCTGTCGGATCGCCATAGTGAGGATGATCCAACAAGAGCCTTGTTTATAGGCACACCCAAAGGCCGCAATCACTTTTATGATCTCTGGGCTAAAGGCGTTGATGGTGCTGATGGTTGGGAGAGTTTTCAATATACAACCGTACAAGGCGGCAATGTTTTACCCAGTGAGGTAGAGCAAGCCAAAGCTGATCTTGATGAACGAACATTTTCTCAAGAATATCTCAGTGAATTTGTGACCTATTCTGGGTTAATTTACTGGGCTTTCGACCGAGCAACATCCCTTGTCAAGGCAGAAGATGATGGCGGTGTCTTACACATCGGAATGGACTTTAACATAGACCCTATGAGTGCTGTCATTGCACAACGCAGGGGCAGTGATCTGATCTGCATAGACGAGGTGATTATCTATGGCTCAAACAGCGATGAGATTGCCAAAGAGATACATCAACGCTACCCCAATCGACAGATCATTGTTTACCCTGACCCGGCTGCTAGGCAAAGAAAGACATCAGCAGGGGGTCGAACAGACCTATCTATACTACAGAACAGTGGCTTTATGACCAAGGCCAAGAAAGCTCATCCTGCTATTCGTGACCGCATTAACGCTGTCAATTCACGGCTTAAGACCGGGGATGGGAAACGACATCTGTTTTTTACTGAGAACTGTAAGCAAACCATTAAGTCCTTAGAGCGACAAACATACAAGGAAGGGACTAGTCAACCAAATAAAGACGACGGCTATGACCATATGAACGATGCCCTTGGCTACATGGTTGAGTATCTATTCCCAGTAAAAACTGATTATCAAGTGCAACAGCCTACTCGGTGGACATAAATGGCAAAATTAACAATTGAATATACTCACCCTCTTTATGATGAGTATAAAAACCGCTGGGCGTTCTATTTACGATCCTACCTTGGGGGCGCTCAGTATCAGGAAGGTCGTTACCTCACGCATTACGTCAATGAGGATGAGGAAAGCTACCAGCGCAGACTTGACCTAACCTGCATGGACAACCACAGCAAGAACATCACACACATCTATTCGTCTTTCTTGTGGCGTGTACCACCAACCAGAACCTTTAACGCGCTTGCTGGCAATGTGGCGCTCACTCCGTTCCTAAAGGATTGTGATCTTGATGGGCGTTCATTGAATACGTTCATGCGTGAGGCACAAGTGTGGGCATCAGTTTACGGCCATGTTTGGATCATGCTTGACAAGCCTAAGTCTAATGCTGGTACAAGAGCCGAAGAGTTAGCCCAAGACATTCGCCCCTATGTGACGATGTTCACGCCAGAAAACGTGTTGAATTGGGAGTATGAGCGAGCAGAAAGCGGTCGGTTTGTGCTTTGCTATCTAAAGGTTCTTGAGTCGGCTGGTTTGAATGCTGATGGTGAGGAAGAAATATTTTATCGCGTATGGCAGAAAGACATTATCCAAGTCTGGAAAGTAGTGGATGGTGATGAGATGTTGATTGAGCAGCTTGATAATCCATTAGCTGAAATACCTGCTGTGTTTCTTCCTGCTCAACGATCAGTGACGAGGGGTATAGGCGTGTCAGATTTGTCTGATATCGCATACGTCCAGCGCAGCATCTACCAAGAGCTATCAGAGCTTGAGCAAATTATGCGATTATCCAACCATCCGACTCTTGTAAAAAGCTTCGGAACTGACGCTTCAGCAGGTGCTGGCTCAATCATTAACATGCCAGATGATCTTGACCCTAGCCTCAAGCCTTATCAAATGCAGCCAAGTGGCGCAAACATGGACGCTATAAGGGCGGCTATTACAGACAAGGTGGAGAGCATCAACCGCATGTCTCATATGGGTGCTGTGCGTGGTACTGCTGCTGTGACCTCATCAGGTATCGCATTGCAGACAGAGTTCCAGATGCTTAACAGTAAGCTATCAGAGAAAGCCGACATCCTAGAGTTAGCTGAAGAGCAGTTGTTTAACTTGTTCTGTGAGTGGCAAGGGGTCACACCAGACGTTGAGATCAGTTACCCGGATTCCTTTGACCTAAGAGACTATGACAAAGAGCTGACATTCTTGCAGCAGATGAGAGCGTCAGGGGTTAAGTCAGTTACGCTCGCTGTTGAGATAGATAAGCGGATAAGTGATCTTATTCTTGATGATGAGGCACTGGCGCGAGCGCACAAAGAGATTGAAGAAACTGGGTCTGTATTAGGTGACTTCTCTGACAAGACACAGATATATAGCTACCACATTGACGCTGGTGTTGTTACGCCTAACGAGGTGCGCGAGAAGATCGGTCTTGATGATATTGAGGGCGGTGATGTACTGATTGAGAAGCAAGAAGAGGGCGCAAGTAACGCTGATCTAGGGCAGTTCTAATGGCTAAAGATACTGACTACGCTGACCTCTTAGAAAAGCTTACATTGCAGCATCAGGCTCGTTTAGCTGATGCACTTGACAGGCTAGAAGAAAGAATCACCGAGCTAATGGCAACAGCCCCTTTGAGAGACGGCAAGCTTTATGATCTTGAATGGGCGATAGCCGCAAGGGTACAGCTAAAAGCGGCTATTGATACAGGCTATCTTGTCGAAGTCCAAGAGATTATCAAGAGCTATAAGAGCGTCACAGCATCAACGTATGCAATGCTTAAGTCATACAATGCGCTCCCAACTCTTGACCCGGTAATCATTAGACAACTGCAAACCTTAAGCTTTAAGGGCTTTGAGGCAATAGCTAATGAATACCTAGATATTCTCTCCACAGAGGTCTATCAAAGCACGCTCACTAATAGAGCCTTTGCCCAATCACTCAAGACGATCAAGCAGACCATCAATGGGGTCTACATACAAAGTGACAATGTAGAGGCGCAAAAGCTTGTAGCTATTGCTAAGAATGGAACGGCTGCTGAAAGTGCTGCGGCTGTTGAGAAGCTTCAGACGATCTATGCAAGAGACCGGGTTGGCAACAACTTAAAGAGATACTCCAACGCATACGCTCAAGACTCATTAATGCAATTTGATGCCTCGGTCAACGTCGCAACAGGCCGTCAAAACGGTGCAACAAAATGGAAGTATTTCGGTGGGACAAGTGAAACCTCTCGGCAATTTTGCAGAGATCACGCAGGAAAGATATACACCGACGAACAGATTACCCAAATATGGTCTGGAAGCTGGAAAGGTAAGTCATCAAGCGATGCAATGATTGCGCGTGGTGGCTATAACTGCGAACACCACTGGCGACCTATATACGATTAACTAACTACTCGAAAGAGGAACGTAACATGAGCGATGACAACATCATGGCAACACCAGACGCTGAGACTGAAACAGCAGCAGCACAAACACAGGAAAAGACGTTTACGCAGTCCGATGTAGATAGGCTAATAGCAACTAGGCTTGAAAGAGCAGAGCGCAAATATCAGAGGGAAGTCGGTGACATCAATCTTGATGAAGCACGACAGATGCTCAAAGAGCGTGAGGATGCCAACCTTGAAACACAGAAGCAACGAG